TCTCAGTAATGTGTCATACAGACGCTGTATCTGACCCGTGGTTCGCACCAGCAGGTCTAACTAGAGGTCGTCTAACTAAACCTACAGATGTAGAAGTTATCCTTAACCAAGGAGATAGAGACTCTCTTTACCAACCAGGAAACGCAGTAAACCCAATTGCAAAATTTGCACAAGATGGTATCTGTATCTGGGGTCAAAGAACAGCTCAGAGAACTCCAAGCGCTTTGGATAGAGTTAATGTCCGCAGAATGATGATTCAAATTCGCAAGATGATTCTAGCAGCTACTAGACAAATTGTATTTGAACCTAATGACCCTCTAACATGGAACAGAGTAGTTAATCTACTACAACCTGCTATAGATGAAATTCGCAGACGAAGAGGTATTACAGAGTTTAGAGTAATCTGTGATGATACTACAAACACTCCTCTCCGTATTGATAGAAATGAAATGTGGTGTAGAGTTCTAATTAAACCTACGAAAACAGCTGAAGTTTTAGTCTTCGAACTAAACCTGACTAACCAATCTGCTAACTTAGGTGGATAAAACTATATAATAAGGAGACTTACTAAATGGCAAACGCTTACTACGCAACACAAACACAGAGAACCCTAAATAACGGGGAACTTCCTACACTCTCTCATAGTTTAGAATCATTCCGTGCATTTCAATGGGAGGTAGAAATAATTCTACCTACAGGACTTGATGGAGAAGAAACTTTAACTTTAGCCGCTAAGACAGTATCTCAAATAGCATTTACATCAGAAGACATAGTCGTAGACAGGGTTAACGATAAGTTCTTCTATCCTGGAAAAGTAACTCCAGAAGAAGTAACAATTACTTTCGATAACTTAGTAAAAGGTGCTGTAGCTGAGAAACTATATGATTGGATGTCCAACACTTACGACCCTGTCAATGGTGTGTTCACTCCTCAATTCATGAGCGGTAACGGTGGTTTCAAATCCCACGTTAAAATCTATCAATTAGATAATGCAATGTTCCCAGTCAAACATGTTAATCTATATGGAGCTTATCCTAAAGCCTGGAAACTTGCTGAGTTTAACTATAGTACTAATGAGTTCCACTCTATTGAATGTATTATTCGTTACGACTTTGCAGTGCAATATGCAGGACTAGATTAATAAAATTTAAATAAAATCTTACTATTATAGGATAGTTTCTTATTAGAGGCTATCCTATCTTATTTTAAAATATGGACACTTTTCAATCTCTCTTAGAATCTTATAGCGCTTTACGTAAAAGGACGTATAAGTTAGAGTCTATGAATTCTCTACTATCAGAGATACAAGTTGATGCTAATACTGCATCTAGAGGAGCTTT